GTAGTCAAAGGCGCTGCGGCCCCTGCGTTCCATGTAAAAGTTTTACCGTTTGCAATAGTTGCAATAAGCACTTGTCCAAAATTATCTAGACTCCATAGTCCTGGTTCTAATACAACAGTTGATGCATTAACTGCGCTACCAAAACCAGAAAAATTTGTAGCATTAGATACTGTAGCACCACTGCTGTGTGCCTGTCCATTTGATGTACCAATTGTTGCCGTTCCGTTTGTACCTCTGGTGATACCAGTTAAGTCATTAGAACTTATTCCTGTATAAGTTATTAGCTCGTTACCAACAGCTATGGTTCCACCACCTGTTGGAAAACCTGTAACCGATGTTAAAGTTATTGCCGTACCAGATCCTCCTGTACCAGCAGTATCTGCATTAAGCGCACCATTTAAAGTTGTTGTTGCAACCCCAGATACTGTTCCTCCAAAGTTACCAATACCAAAACCATATCCATAAGATTGTGCTGCAGGACCAACTGGCTCATAAGGTTTTATACTTATACTACCTCCAGTAGATACATTTCCTCCAGCGTTTGATGATTGTGTTATTGTAAAAGTATCTGATGTTGGAACTGTAGATACTTGAAAAACTTTATCTTCAAAATCAGAGGCAGAAAAACCTGTGCCACTTGGTAAAGTTACTGAATCTAATAATATTATATCTCCAGCTGCTAGACCATGTGATGCTTTTGTTATTGTACAAATAGGAGAAGCATTGACAGTTGCAATTGTTGCAGAGGTTAAAGTAGATTTTAAAGGTGTAACATCATGAAGTTGACCTTCAAAGTATACAAGTAAAAACTTATCTGTTCCAAGTGCAACATATCTGTTACCATCAAGGTCAACAAAAGAGTGTTGTTTTCTAACAACACCAACAATAGAATCAGAAACTAAAGAAGACCAACCACCTACTTTTTCTGGTAGACCATATCTAAATCTAACATTGTCAGAGTCTATCCATCTGTTCTCTGCACCTACCGTTGTGCTCTGCTTATCTATTCCAGGAGCAAAAGGAAACTCAACAAGAGCCATAATATTACTCCTATTGGTTAGTTGACTTCACTACCCAGCCAACAGTTACATTAGCATAAACAAGAGTTGATGCTTGACCATTAACATTTAAAACTAAGTTAGAAGTTCCCGCATTTATTTTGTGACTATTTCTATTTATTGTAAGATTGTTAGATCCAAAAAAATTACCACCATCTATAATTGTAACTTCATCTCCTGTAACAGCTGCTGCTGGAAGTGTAATAGTTATAGGGTTAGTGTTTGTTATTGCAAAAATTTGTTCTCCTGCAACCGCTGTATGAGCAGTAATAGTTGAAGAGTTTACTGTAAGGTAACCTTTATTTAATAAACCTAAGTTTACATTTGTTGCGTCTGAATATACTAATAAGTGTGCACCTGAAGGAACAGTGACCCCGGTCCCCGATACAGTTTTAATTGTTAAAGTTTTTGTAGATCCAGAACTTTCTCTTGTTGTAGCATCTTCAAAGACCATTATTCTTTCAGAACTATCAGGAATTGTAACTGTTCTGTTAGCTGCAAGGGTTCCTGTTAATTTAAAATATAAATTTTTACCACTAGATGTTGCTCCATTATCTAATGCAAGTGCCTGGTCAGATGAAGCTACATCTAAAGATAGATATCCACTAGATAATTGTTCTAATATCTGTAGATTAGTATTTGTTATAGTACCCCAAAGACCGGCTTTTTCACCGGTTGTGATAATCTCTAATTTTGAATTTGTTGAAAATGTTGATGCCATATTAAATCGGGTCTATTTCTACCCAAACACTATTAGTATTTGGATCTATTTCACTCCATGTTATTGCCGTAGCATCCTTGACTGTTATCGTCAAAGGTGTAGCGTCCGGCGTTACATTTGCTTTACCAATCAATGTAACACTTCCTGTGTTTAACGTCAATTGCTTTCCAGTTACAACCGCATTAGCCGCTGCATTAACTATTACGCTTCCTGCAGCTAAAGTTAGTCCGCTTCCTGCAATAGTTACATTAGCAGCCGCATTAATTATTACATTTTTTGTAGCTGCTGTTAAAGCATTACCTGATACATTAACAAGAGCACCAGCTAAAGTTGTTGCGTTACCTACAGATAACGTTAACGGATTACCTGTTACGTTAATTGAAACGTTAGGATCAAATATGGTGCTCGATATTGGAAGAGCAGATATAGCATCAAAACCGAGCATTTATTACGCTCCGTTAAGTTCGTTATATTTGTCTATAATTGTTTGTCTTGGAATCTCAGCTGTGCCTTCAGAAAACTCTATAACAAAATCATCTAAATTATGTCCTTGAATAGCGACTTTTGCGTCAGGATCAATTGCTTGAACTGCTTCTAATATTTTTAACATTGAAACGTACTCCATTACGCTGAAATCTCCATTAATGTTATTGTATGTGTTGGATTACTATCACCAACTTGTACATAACTATTCCCATTTCCAGTAACAGTAACTTTGTAAGTTGTTGCTGATGTGCTTGATGGACTATCTAAAAAAGAAATAGAACAACCACCAACTTTGTTAGTGTCAGCCGTATCAGTATCTGCACCTCTTTGCTCAAATGTAGCAAGATCCGTTGAGCCTCTAACTAGTTTAAGTACAACATATCCATTATTATCTTTTCCAACACCTTGAATATGAGCGTTAACTAAAACTTTATTGGAAGTAGATGCTGGAGTTATATTTGCAGTAAGACCAGTATCAGCTGTGCTACTATCTGTTAAAACAGTTTCGGCCGTGCTTGTTGCATTTATAACTTGTAAAACTTTACCAGGTGAAAAACTGGTTGCACCTGTACCACCGTTAGCCGTTGGCAATGTTCCTGTAACATTGCTTGCAAGGTTTACTGATTGATTTGGTCCTAGTCTAGTTAATGCCATAATTTATCCTATGTTGTAATTATTCTATACCCCATGAAATATGTTCTTGGTTCATAAGTTGTTATACTTCCACCACTATCTTGATAATAATAAACTGATACAACAGCTCCCACTGATAAATTTAATATTAGAGATGTAGATACTGTGTTATATCCACCACCACTAGGAACATTTAAATTACTATATCTGTCTGTTGAACCAGCCACACTAGGTGAAGATCCATCCACACGAATTGCTAAGTGTTGTCTATCAAAATTATTACTACCATCTCCAGTTGCCACAGCATGTAAAAAATAACGACCCGCTTTACCACTAGGGACTGTAAATTCATTTGATGCAAAACCACTATCTGTATCAAAATCTTCTGTATCAAAATTTAATTTAGTAAATGATTGATCTGATATTGATTGACCAGAAGTCTGACCAGCAAAAAATGCCGGAGTATTAGTTTCACCAAATCCTGTAGCTGTTCCAGAGTTAGCTATAGTTGCACCAGATGGAACACTAATCGTGTCACCAGATGCACCGATAGTAATCGTATTACCACTTTCGTTGATAATGTTATTACCGTCTGCGTCCTGTATCGTGTCTACTTTTAATATACTTGTCATTATACTCCCATCAATGATTTAATTTCGTCATCGTCTAATCCTAAATCTTTCAGCTTCTGTTTACCAGACGTTTTTTTATCTATCGCTGCTTGTTCAGCATCTTTTAGTTCTTGTATCTTTGCGTTCACTTCTTCCTCTGTTGGTTTTGTAATTGAACTGTCATGCACAATGATATTTTCATAAGACATTCTGTGTTCTCCTGTCCAATCTTTTCTAAAACCATACCATTGACCACTATGCATCGATGCTAAAGCAGAGGCTAACCAGTCTTGTTTATCCATTTTATGTATCTCCTATTTTTAAAACATAAAGATAAGATCTATTTCTATCTGTATGTGCGTAAATTTGTGGCGAACCAGAACTTGGGTTTTGATAATCCACTTGTAATTTAAATCTAAAAGTAGAGGCGTCTGTTACATCAATAATTCCACAACCACTAGCATTACCTAAAGACAAATTACCGCCAGAATAAATTTGAGTGTTAGTGTTTGCAATAATAGTAGAAAAACTACCACCAGAATCAGTTGATAAATATAAATAAATTCCAGCATACGCTGTGGTTTGAGTAGTTTTAAATTGAATATCATAACAAGTTAAATATTTTCCAGTAGATGGAAAAGTAAAAATACCAGAACTTTCTGTTAGTCCAGTTCCTATTTTTTCAAAATTAGTATCACATCTTTCCCAGTTTGCTGTAATATCCATTCCTGCAGTTATATCTGTGTTTGTAGTAACTCTCCATAAATCAGCTTCTGAAATTCCACCAAACCCAGTTGCAGTTCCAGAGTTTGTAAATGTGCATCCTGAAGGAACAGTAATAGTCTCACCAGATTGACCAAGAGTAATGGTCCCTGATCCACTGCTCGTTTGTATATTCGATACTTTTAATGTTCCGTTTGCCATAATTATCCTAAGTTATAATTTTGTATCCGCTAAATGCTGAATATTTATTAGCTGATAAAACTGTACCACTTCCCCCAGCAGCACCCATTTCTATATATACTTCTATATAATCTGAAACAGATAAATCTAAATCTCCAGTAACTACCATCGTTGAGTATGCTGACGAAGATAAATAATAATCAGTTAATTGTAATTTTGTTCCTCTTAATATTTCACTTCCATTTTTATATAAATGAATTGATATAAAATTATAATCACTACTATTTTTCATAGTTGCCATCGCTGAAAAATGATATTTTCCAGCTTTTCCAGATGGTACTGTAAATTTATTTGACGCAAATGCACTATCTGTATCATATACTTCAGTATCATAAGTAACTTTAGTTCTTGAATTTCTTGTAACAGAAGTCATATCGCTGCCTAAATAAGCTTTAAAAGCTGGAGTGTTATTGTCACCAAATCCTGTAGCCGTACCAGAGTTTGCAATAGTTACTCCTGAAGGAATACTAATTGTATCTCCACTTGTGCCTAACGTTAGCGTAGTGCCTGTAGCTGGATCGACTTGATTTGTTTCTAATTTACTCATTATAAAATTACAAATGTACTCCCTGATGGAATCGTGATTGTGCCGGATACTGTAACCGGACCAACTAACGCTCCGTTGTTAGACCCAGACATTGACAATGATGTTAATGTTTGAGCATTCTTTACAAAAAAATCTGTTGATAAACTTGCTGCACCCACTGTTGCATCAGTTGGTTTTCCGATGTCAAAAGTATTACCAAGGACAATACCGAAAAAAGTATCAGAGCTTGCAGGGTTTCCTGTGAACGTAATTTGACTGCCCGATATTGTAAATGCACTTACTGGTTCTTGCACGACCCCTGAGACAGAGATAATTACGGATGCTTCTGTTTCTGGAGATACAGCAGTCCCACTGACCGTTAGATTAAACGGTCCTGCAGTTGATCCAGTAAACGATCCTGATATATCGTCTAAAATCTGATACGCTCCCGTGAGCGGAACTTTTCCTACGTAAGCCATATATTAATCCTTTACTCAGTTGGGATTGGATTGTCAGCTTTGACTTTTGCTACATGATCTTTCCATGTAGAAGTGCCGTCCACAGAATCGTGGTACTGCATGTCGAGCTGGTCACCCAAATCACCGTAGGCCGTTTTTCTTGCAGCTCTTGCAGCGTTCTGTCTTTCAGACAAATCAGCAGCAGAGTCTACAGCATTCAGTTGCTCGTCAGTAGGTTGTGCCACACCAGAAACATTCCATTCCTTAATGTAAGGGCCCTGACCATTCGAGTCATCCTGAAGTAAAACGTCCTTTAAAAAGTCAACTTCGTTAACTCCGTTGTTAGCCAAATATGTTTTGACCTTGCTTGATAGTGATGCCATAGTTTTCCTCCTTTTTTATATTTAACACATATGTGTCAAAATTCTAGTTAATTTTGTTATTCTCCAATTCTATATCCATACATAAATCCACTTGGCTCTCCACTACCACTATCTCTAAAATCAAGTGAACCACCACTTTCTTGCCTGCAATATAATTCTAAATAATCACTAGCAGAAAGAGATAATATTTTTGATGCAGTATTGTTTTCGTAGTGTTCTTGTCTAATATTAGCAGTTAAACAAGAGCTTCCATTTTTATAAACAGCTACAATACAATTATTAAAATCTCCTGCTGCTAACCAATTTCCAGATAAACCAATATGAAATTTTCCACCTTTACCACTAGGTACTGTATAACGATAGTTTGTACTTGAATCAAAATTAGAATTTGAAATTATTGCACTAGCTAAAGCTACTTTTGTCCAAGTTGCATTTGCTATTGATTGATCACTAGCAACTGTATAATTAAAAAATTCATCAGCAGCAAAACCAGCACCAGTTACAGTCCCGGTAAATGCATAATTAGATGCCTCATTTAATTGAGTTGGTCCTACTGCGTCTGTTGCTATTGATGCCGATGTTACTTTATCTGTTGCCATAATTTATCCTATTCTATAATTTTGTATGCTCCCATTTTAGTCAAAAATCTATTACCACTATCATAACCTATATCTTTTGAGCTACCACTATTTTGATAAATAAAAAGTTCTAAGTAATCTGATGATCCATTCATAACTGCTACACCAGTTACAGTAGCAACTTCATAATATTCATTTCTCCAAGTTACATCAGAATATTGTGATCCATTTTTATGCACTTGTAATTCACAATTTTGAAAATCAGTGTCAGTATCGAATCTTGAAGTTGCGTAGAAAAAATATTTTCCAGCAGCGTGAGGTGCAAACCTGTAAGC